GATCTTCGAAGACAGGCTCTCCGGTTTTGCTATCAACCGTTGAATCGCAATACTGGAAAGCCTCTCCGTCCGAGTTATCAAACTCAAATATCGTCATAAATATTTACCTTTCTATGTTTAGGTCACACGTTCCATCGCCTGACCGGAAACCATGCCTTCAAATGAAATCGTTCCGATAGCGTTTTTCTGCATGGTAATGGCATTGAACTTTTGCAGAAACAAACTACCCCCGCTGGCAACACGCCAAAATACAGACGTTGTTTCGTAAAAGTACAGGTTCGTAAGGCCCGACGCGACAGTTTTAAGCGCATTAATTGCAACCTGACCGTTTGTGTCATCAGGATCATAATTCCCGCTGAACCTGAACCCCCCCGCATCATCAATACCAGCCCGGATATACGTTTTGACCGTATCCCCAAACGCTGTAGTCTCTTGCAGGTCAGCCGTAAAACCTGTTAGTTCCCAGGTTCCAAGCCCTGCAATTGTATTGCTTCCATACATCACTTTAGCCAATCGTCCTCCAATCGCAGTCATAGGTATTTCCTCCTTTTATGTAAGTTTGCGATTTGCTTTCTTACCTGTTTCGTCATCCGGCTCTCTCCTAAAACTAACCGTCTTGATAACGTTTCCTTCTTCATCCATCTCAACACCAAAAACGGTTGAGTCAACAATAAGATCACTATACTTGTTGTATATCTTTTTGAAATTATCTGCGAACATCTTGTCGGGATGCCAATCAAACGATCTCATACAATAATGAGTTGCAAACGCATCTATAATCCAAACCTTTTTGCCGTCACTTCTAACCTGTAATGGGCCTAATGTACCATAAAGATCAAATCCTTCCAGCCACTCATCAAATCTAAATCCTGATTTCATATTCACAAGAATGCAAAGTTCATCAAAACATGCAGCCTCACATGGGAATGTATGCCGGTCATCAGTCTGGAACTTATATGGTATGCGGGCATCATGAAGATGTCCACAAAATGCGCCATCAAGTGCTTTCCCCATAATACCGGCAAGCACCCAATCATCAGGAAGTTTCCGTATCTGGTTCTGCGCTTGCTGAATCCAGTTTACCGGATAATGCATATCTTGATGGGTCAACACACACACATCAGCGCCGTCATTTTCGGCCCTATCTAAAAGTATATTCAACCCTTTTGTAGCATAGTCTGGATCTTCTATTGTATTACATTTTATATTTTCCGGCAGGGCTGAGTTTTTGAGTATTTGCTTTAACCGAAGATGGTCGTTCACCATGGCTCCGAAAACGAACTTATAATGAGGCAACAAAAATTCATTCGCAACGATGTCTGAAGCATGATTATTATTTACATATTCTCTTAGCATAATACCATCTGATATATCGTATTTTGAGATCTCTTTTTCGATATAATCCTGAGTTAAAGCAAACTTATAAAATCTACCAGAGAAATTATTGTTTGCAGATCCCATGAGAATTTCGGATGTCAAATAGCCGTCACCAAACGGGCCTATATATTTTCTATTGTCAGCGACGAAAACAGGTCTTCCTGCTGCCATTGCTTCAAGTGCTCCCCTACCAAGACTTATAACAAGATCAGCTCTTTGAATCTGGTCCTCAATAGGCTCATCAAGATTACTATATGATATGTTATATTTATCGTTAAGAAAATAGAACGGATCAAATATAACGTCCTCCCTACGAATAATCAGGATATTCTGGAGAGTTTCATTAGGAGCAGTATATTCTGGTATGTCTATTGGTTGGGGTATGATACGGCTGTCGAGACCAGAATATTGAAGATTTTTGTTTCTTACTTCATGGCTTACACTGACATATTCATCAGCTCCATACATCATACTCTCATCCTTTATCATTCCATGGGATACAAAAATTTTTTTGCCTTGTACTTTTGGAATAAAATGGGAACAAATAACTAAATCAAATGCTTCACCTTCATATTCATCATGCTGAGTTGATGTATAAACCTGATGGCCCATTCTCCGTAGTGCATCAGATAGACACTTGTAATATCTGCCTACACCACCTTCTCTAGATTTTCCCGAAACATATACTGCGGATATTAGTATCTTCATGACTGCACCACCAATCTGTAATCAACAGCCCAGTGCCTGATTATCTCAGATCCGCTTGCAGTCGTGAACTCGTCAACCATTGTTTCAAGATTTTCATGAACCATCATAATAGGCGTATACCCAGCCGCAGTTATAACGGCATCGTCAAAGACAGCCCTCAACGCATCATAAATATCTGCTACGGCAGATCCGCTCAGGGAATTGTGGAATATTGAAAACTGAATTATCATATCATCAATGCTGTCAGTGAAAGTATCTTCCTGGCTATCGGTCACTATTGAATAAACGATATTCGGCAAACTCGCACCATCAGGGGCATAATCAAGATATATCCTGCCGCCCACCGCTGTTGATAGGGCGGTCCCGGTGGTTTCAGACATAATGCCGGAGAATATTGTTTTCATGTTTCAGCTTCTTTGCACAATAAATCATAAAACCTGTTATCCATATTCTGATCAACGATATTGACGATATTAAAATATCTGCTTTGATATTTAATTCTCCAATTCGCCTTCAGGGAAGACTTATAACGAATCCTTACCCTGTGGGTCATGATCATGCCTTGCTGCCCGTTTTTGAGCATTTCAGTCGCGCCTACAGGCCAAATTGCAGCAGGCACATTACTCGCCTCGGTTGTCCATGAATTAGTCTGCCCACCATACCCATCAGCAGTCGTTGATGGAGATTCAAGGTCAACCCTTCTTCTCAATCTTCCGACCTGGATCAAAACTCCTCCCATAATCGCCAGCTCATAAGATAGCTTTGAGCGGCAGGGTTTTCATCAGTGCTTAAAGAATTCCCTACGAATCTCTCTCCCCTATGTTCATAAGCATCAGTAGCAAGCATCTTGATCGCCAGCTTAATCTGGGCTGGTACGCTTGTAGCAGCAGTCCATCCACATACTATCCTGATCGTAATTGGATTAGACGGATATAGAGCATCGCTCGGCCAAGTTACACCATATGGTAAAACGATCCTTCCATATCCATCCCCATTGGTTTCAACCAGATATTCAGTGCTGACTGTCATGGTAGTTTCATCACCATCGGTATCCGTGTATTTTACATGCGTTACACTCTGGAGCCTACCGAAAGGCACTTTTATGTAATTGCATGAAGGAAAAGCATCAAGATAATAATCCCACGTCTGAGTAAGAAGCGCCCGTCTAGTAATGTCTTCTGCATAAGCCCTTGCTGACTGTTGAAAATCGACAAGAACACCGTTGCTTCTATCGGGGTGATCTGCCTCTAAAAGCATATGGTCAGCAAGAGCGGTTGCAGATACAGGCTCAAGCGTTGGGGCTGTTATCAGTGATGCTTTCATCTTCAGGTATCCACTTCCTCCCACATGAAAGAAAACTGCGCAGTACTGGCACCGGCGGCGGTCGTGGTGTCCGTAACAACAGCATACCCAGGCGGCAAAACGATACTGCCGTTTAGATCCACAATGGACGGATAGCTCTGGAATGTGGTTGTCGCGGCATCAGCCCGTTGCGTAATCACCTTAATGATTGTCGGAGCCGTGATCGTCGCACCTTCATCGGTATAGCATACAGAAGTTGCGGCTCCATATTTACCGCAAATAATGGGCGCATTCGCATCCTGTGCGAACCCAGTATCATCGGTTACGGCAAGCGCGAGGATAAGCCCCGCCGCCGAACCGGCAATGAACGCATATCCGAATTCATGCACAATCACGTTCTTGCCGCTCCCAGCCGGGTTACATAGCCCGAGCCCGACAAATGTGGTGTTCAGCGTGGTCGATGTCGTCACCATATTAATATTGGCCGAGTGAAACAGCCTCCCGGCCATTGCAGCTTCGGCATACTTGCCACCATAACCGGTAGCCACAAGAGTACCTTGCTCGTTCAGCCGCAAAGGTCCACTTGATCCGCTTGACAGAGATTGCTCTCCAACTTTCCCATACATATTTTACCCTCCTTATAGCGCTGTTAGCGCATAAATTAGCCGTAAATCCTGTTCCCACCCACCATCGTGAAAAATATAGGTCTCCCCTGTCGAGACGATATGCGCTGTAGACCCTTCAGGAGCTGATGATGGCAGTTCATCGTATGCGTCACAATTCCACCTGGATATTGTTGCTTCCTTTTTAAGTGACACGATAAACCTCCTTACACGCCGGATACAGCCTCTGCATAAGCGCCGTTTGACATCGGAATATAATAAAGATGGGCGGTTGCTGATATAGTCGCTGCTTGCGTGGCTGTGCTGGCAAGCATTCCAATAGTCCCGACCGTATTAGCCCCGGCAGCAGTCTCCCCACCGAGAATATGCGGATTGCCTCCAAGCCCGGATGCGACAACATCGGTGAGCCCGGCACTATCCGTGATGATCGCGGCGGTCGCAACAACACCGCCTATCCACATGATTCTTGTGTGCGCTCCGACTGATGCGATACTTCCGGAATTAGCGCACATTCCATTAAGTGCAATAACCGGCGTCGTGAACGTGGTATTAAAAGCTACAACGGTAGCATTGGCATCCGCCGCCGCTGTTATTTCAATAAACAACTGCAAGACCATAATTCTGCCGTAAATATTAAAAAGTTCCGTTTGCGCTGTTGCAGTGAAATTGGCGGCTACAAGACCGCCATCGGTTGTTTTAACGTGCATCCCGGTAATCAGGTCTGCAATTCTCGCCCTTGTACTTGGTGCATAGTTTCCGGCTCCCATTTGTCAGGCTCCTTTCTCATTTATTTCTTTAGCGGTTGTTTTGCCTGAGTGAGTTTCTTTCCAAACTCATCCAGCTTGGTTTGAACAATATTCATGACCGAATTCGAAAGCTTTTTTTCGATCTCCTTGATATAATCAGCGTCGGGGACCAATGAGGATTTCACCTCTTTAAACTTTTCCTTAAAGATACCCTCTGCAATCTCTTTGACCTTTTCGACCTGCGCCTTCATCAGTGGCATTTTAGCCTCCTTTTTGGAAAGCGACGCGCCGAAACGCGCCGCCATTCCATTACGCCAGTGCAGTTACGGACTGATTTCCGGTATATCTCGGCTCCAAAATAGCGATAACGGAAACATTTCCCGTTGCGCCAGTATCGGTGTCGAGAAAACTTAGGGTCAACCAGTTTTCATCATTCGCAAGATCCATTTCAGTAGCCTTGATATCAATCACCAGCAGATAGTTATCATATGTTGCATGAGCAACGGTAAGCATTGCGGATGTTGACCAATCCGCCAAAACATCACAATTCGCAGACGCTTGAGCAGCCGAACCAAAAGCGTATCTGAAAGTAAGCGCTGACGATTTTGTTCCATTTGTAGCACCGCTATAAAGCGCAACATAGTTTGCAGCCCCTGCGATGGTCTGGTAATTGACCAGAAACGTCGCGCGATGATAGTTTTTCATGTTGATCGAATCACAATCATTCGCGGCGGCTGCGTTTAAGTCAATATCGCTCCCAACAGGGACGATTTTGTAATTTTCAATGAAAGTATGCATTTTTATCCTCCTTGTTGATTTTACATTAGCTTCTGGTTGCAAGCGCAATAAAATGACTTTGCGTAGAGCCCGACCCCCCTTTATATGGAGTCAGGGCACTTGCCCTCCATGGCTGGCCATCCATCCTTAGAACAAATCTAAGCACTTGCTCATCATAGATAAATCGAACGTGTATTGACATATCCTGCATCAATCCACCTTTTTCGGCCATAATGTACCCATCTCTGAAATTCGCCAGGATAATATCGCCCTGGGTTCCGAGAGTCGCGCACTGCTCAATTGCGATTGCAGGCAAGCCCATCAAACGGCCATAAGGCGCGTCACTCAGTCCTCCAGGCGGCATATAAATCGGAACTCCGCCGGTACCGACCGCGAGGCTCATTGTGAAAAGCTGAGGCTCAATGTTCTGGTTGTAAAACCACACATAGTTGTTAGTCTGGGATGCGAACCGGCGAGAATACATATTAACAATATTCTCTGCGACAACCGTGGCAGCAGCCTGGCCAGCTTCCTTTGAAACGCTTACCAAGCATCCGGCATTCAGCACACCGAGGGCCATTCCGGCTCCAGTACCGTTGATCAGGTCATCCTGAATCTGAAAATTGAAGGCGGCTTGAAACGCGTTACTGATCCTGGATTCCATAGCCGGAGCGTCTAACATCAACTCATCGGTCAAATAGCAGAGCCCGATAAGTTTCTTCAGGGATAATTCAACCCGTCTGAATTTGGGTTTACTTGCCGTTTTCTCGGCGGCTTCATCGGCATGGTAAACAATGATTCCGCCAGCAGTACTCGACGCCCGCGAAGTTTCATCAAACCCGTTCAGGACAATCCCGTTCGAGTTCCCGGAAATCGGGATTCTTTCGCATCGGCTTGCCACATCCCCGTTCGTGAAAAGGTTTTCGAACATCCTAGTCGCAAAATCCTGTTGAATAAGAAATCCACCATCGCTAGGGACAGTTTCATTCAGTCCCGACGCGGCATTCATCAATCTCGGATCGATGCTCCCGCCGGGACGGCCAGCGCGGATAACAGCGCTCAATTGTTCGCCCAATGATTTGAACCGGTCTTTGTTTTCTCTCACTTCGATACCACTCGGTTTATCAACAGGCATCGGCTTTGTTTGGGGCGTTGCCGGTTTTTCGAGAATATCCTGCATGCGCTCTTCGCGCTCCCTCACCTCGACTTCACGCTTGATAGCATCAACTTGATCAAGGATCTCCGACTTTGTAATAAGCTCTGTTTCGTTCGGATTCCGGTTTTCAGCCACACATGTGGCGTCGATTTTGGCCGATGCCGCCATCAAAGACTTGATTTCATCTTTGAGCTGGGTAATAG